CAGATCCCCGCCATCTCTGCCGCCAACGCCACGGGCGCAACCCCGGACTTCATCATCCCGATCAACTTCGCCCTGGAGTCGGGCCACACGCTGCTGGTCGGCACGAGCGTTACCCCAGGCGCAAGCGTCAGCTTCTCCTGCGTGCTCGTTGCCGGGGACTACTGATGTTCGACTTCCCCATCCCGGAGAGTTGCCTGTTTCACTCGTTCCTCGGGGACGGGCTGAACGGACTCGGCAGCGGACAAGGGCCGGCAAAGCCACTGCACATCCCCAATGGGGTGTCCATGCTGTTCGCGTTGCTAATCGGCCCGGGCGGCTCGGGCGGCGCCGGTTTCACGGGCGCGGCAGGAACGGCCCGGGGCGGTGGCGGTGGCGGTGGCTCTGGCGCGATGACGCGCATCCTGATCCCGGCGAAACTGCTACCGCCGACGATCTACGTACGTCCCGGGGCTGGCTCGGTTCGGGTTAACGGTAGCAGCGGAACGGCAAGCACGATCACGCTTCTGCCGAACCTGGGCGGATCGCAGTCTGTCGAGGACTTGGTCGCCATTGCCAACGCGGGCGGCAACGGTGGCAACGGAAGCGCCACGGGCGGCGGTGCGGCGGGCGCGGCGGGCGCGGTTCAGGCGTCCAACGCCATCATGCTCGGCAACCTGGGCATGTGGGTGTCGCTGGCCGGGCAGGCCGGCATCGTCGGCGGGTCGCATACCGGCGCCGCGGGCGGCGCGCAGACCTGGGGCACTGGCGGCATCCCAGTCAGTGGTGGCGCTGCTGGCGGCGGTGTCGGCACGGCCAACACGGATTTCGCGGGCGGCGCCCTCACCGGGCAGAACGCCAGCTTTGCGACTCGCTTCCCCGCGATGCCAAACATTGCAGCCGGCGTGGCTGCGGCGGGCAACGGGAACAACGGCATGAGCTTCTTCTACGGGCGCGGCCCGATGCGCGCCTGCGGTGGCTCTGGCGGTGGCACGGCTGGCGCCGCAGGCACTGGCGGGCGCGGCGGGGATGGGGGCATTGGCTCTGGCGGTGGCGGTGGCGGCGGCGGCGTCACTGGCGGCGATGGCGGCAACGGCGGCCCGGGATGGGTCGGCATTTGGATGTGGTGAGCCCATGATTCGCTTCGATCACGACTGCAAGCAGTTCGTCAACGACAACCTCGCAGACGAGCGCATCGCTGACCGCGCCCAGGCGCTGGCCTTCATGACCGACGAAATCCTGCGCGCTGCCGGCTACTTCCGCGCCAAGTTTGTCGGCGCCGTGTCCCCGCTGGAGGCTGCTGGCTGGGCGCCCAAGCTGGAGGAGGCGCGAGCTGGCGGCGGCCCGCTGTTGACGCTGGAGGCCCAGGTGCGCGGCGTGACCCTGGAGCAGATGGTGGCCCGGGTGCTGGCCAACGCCAACGCCTTCGCGCAGATGGAGGCGCAGTTGTCCGGCCTGACCGGGCGGCACCGCGACGCCATGGCGCTCCTTCCCACGCGCGAGGAAGTGCTGGCCTACGACTGGCGGGCGGGCTGGCCCGTCTAACCCATGCTTGGCTTCCGCCCCCTCTCTAGCGGCCCGATCTCAAGCCTGCCGCTACCGGCAGGGTCGGGCGGGATCGCGGGCAGCGGTAGCGCAACACTCGGCGCATTCCTACAGGCGGGCTCTGGAACCGTCAGCGGGGCCGCAGCCGTTTCCGGCTCGGGCGCCAACACCGTCGGGGGCTTTCAAGCGTCAGGCGCTGGCGCCGTCGTAGTCTCTGGTTCTGGGTCGGCGGCACCGGGCCGGTTTGCCATTGCCGGCTCTGGCGCGGCCCTGGTTGCCGGCGTCGGAGCCAACACCCTCGGCACGTTCAGTACCTCCGGCACGGCGGGCGTCGCAGTCAGCGGGCAAGGCTCGCAAACCCTTGGTGGCTTTGTCCCGGCTTCTGCTGGCTCAGTGGCGGTTGTCGGCCAGGGTGCCAACACGCCGACATCGTTCACCCAGGTGGCATCTGGCGCTGTCGGCAGCGTTCCGGTCGTCGGCACGGGCGCCAACACCCCATCGGCGTTCACCCAGGCGGCAAGCGGCGCGGTCCAGGTGGCCGGCTCCGGCGCCACTACCCCGGCAGGCTTCATCCCTGCCGCATCGGGGCAAGTCCAGGTTTCTGGCTCCGGTGCGGTCACCCAGGCACGCTTTGTCCCTGCCGGCGCTGGCACGGTTGCCGTTTCCGGCCAGGGCGCGCTGACGCCTTCGGCTTTCACCCAAGCGGCCACCGGCACGGTCACAGGCGGGGCCATCACTGGGTCCGGCGCCACGACGATCCCAGCGTTCACCCAGTCCGCCAGCGGCGCAGTGCGGGTGTCGGGCACGGGCTCCACGACCCAGGGCACGTTCTCCCAGGTGTCGTCCGGTACGGTCGGCTTCCCGGTCATCGGGGGCGTCGGTGCCAACACCATCGGCGTGGTCAGCGGAACCGGCACGGGCGCTGTGCGGGTGTCCGGGGCTGGCACGGCAAGCCCAGGCACTGTCACGGGCGGCGGCGTGGGTTCGTCGCCCATCCGTGGGCAAGGCGCGGCCACGCTTGCGCCAGCGACGCAGGTTGCTGCGGGCGCCATCCCCGTCACGGGCGGCGGCTCCAGCATCCTGAGCAACTTTGTTGGGCAGGGCTCGATCCTCACGTTCTCGCCGTTTGAAGGCGAGCCGGTCGGGCTGGTCATGGTCGGTCCCCACGCCGACACCATGCGCGTGCCGGCGACGCCCTCCGAGATGGTGGTTTCTGCGGCCAGCGATGCCATAATCCCGCCGAGCACGTCTAACGTGTTAGCCGTCGGGGTTCACGCCGACGCGGTCGTGGTGCCCGCCGAAGACACCACCACCACCGTCTGAGGAAACCATGGCCCAACTGCTCGGGCGCTACGTCAAACAGAGCGCCGAAATTCTGGATTACGACGTTGACTTCTCCGAGTGGATGGAGGGGCGCACCGACACGCCCGTGTCGCAGGTCGTTGTAGCCGACCCCGGCATCACGGTCGTCGGTAGTAGCCGGACGGGCAACGTCGTCAAGGTTGTCCTGGGCGGAGGCGCCGACGGAGACGCGTACAAGATCACCGTGCGCTTGACCACGAACTTGGGGCTCGTGCGCGAAGCCGACTTCCAGGTCACCGTGAAGGACGTGTGATGAAGCTGCTGCGCGACTGGGCTCACATCTGCCGCCGCGCCTGGAGCGTGCGCTTGGCGCTCCTGTCCGCCGTGCTGTCGGCCATCGAGATTGCCCTGCCGTACTTCGCACCCGCCACGCCGTCACGTCGATTCGCCGCTGCCGCTGCCGCCCTGGCATTGGCCGCCGCCATCGCCCGCATCGTGGCTCAACCCAAGGCGTTCCAGCATGACGAGGATTCCGACCGTGCAGGGTAATCGCGCCCGCTCCGCCGTTGCCGCACTGGCACTGAGCGCCGCTGCGTTCGTCGGTTTCCTCCAGCATGAGGGCTTCCGCGACGAGGCGTACTACGCCACCGCCGAGGAGAAGGAACGCGGCATCAACACCATCGGCTTCGGCACGACCGAGGGCGTCAAGCAGGGCGACAAGATCAAGGTCGAGGACGCCTTGGTTCGCGCCCTGCGCGACTCGGCCAAGTTCGAGGGCGCCATCAAGCGGTGCGTGACTGTGCCGCTGCACCAGTACGAGTACGACGCCTACGTCAGCCTCGCGTACAACATCGGGGAGGGCGCCTTCTGCGGCAGCACCCTGGTGAAGAAGCTGAACGCCGAGGACTACGCCGGGGCCTGCGCCGAGATTTCCCGCTGGGACAAGCAGGGGGGTGTCGTCCTACGCGGCTTGACCAAGCGACGCGCCGAGGAGCGCGCCAAGTGTGAGGGCCGGACCCAATGACCACGCTTCCCTTCAAGGTCGGCCTTGCCCTCGTCATCGCCGCCATCCTGGCCGGCGCCTTCGGCCTTGGCTGGATGGCCCGTGGCCACAAGGCCGACGCCGACATCAACGCCCTGGTGGCGCAGCACGCCAAGGAGAAGGCCGAGCGCGCGACCCAGCACGCCGCCCACGTCGAGCAAGTCCGCAAGGAGGAGCGCGACACCCAGCGACTCATTCAGGAGGCCCAAGATGCCGAAGCCCAAAAACGCATGGCTGCGGAGGCTGCTCGCCGCAAGTCTGACGCTGCCGCTCGCGGCCTGCACTACGAGTTGCAAGCCACCCGAGCCGAGCTGGACGCCCTCAAAAACAATCCCGCCACTCCCCCAGGCTGCAAGGCAGCCGCCGAGGCCGGAGCAATGTGTGCCGTCCTGCTTGGACGGTGCAACGACCGACGCCGAGAACTGGCGGACTTTGCTGAAAGCAGCGCGCGGGCCGGCGACCTCTGCGTCCGCACCTACGACGCGCTGACCCCGCCTGGACCGCCCGGCCCATGACCGCCATCAAGATCGACACGTTCGGGGGCTTGGCCCCTTCGGTGGACCCGCGCAACCTCCCGGCAGACGGGGCGCAAACCGCCCTGAACCTGGACATGCGCTTCGGGGACTTCCGCCCTGCGCGCGGGCTGGGCGGGTCGGTGTTCACCGCGCCGGCAGGGACGCAGTCGATCCACCGCACGCCGTCCGGGGTGTGGCTGACCAGCACGACCGACACGGACTACGTGAACGGTCAGATCAACGACGCGGAGTCGGAGCGGGTCTACCTGACCAGCAGCGCCACCTACCCGCAGGCGTGGGAAAGCGGCACCTACCGCCGACTGGGCGTCCCCAAGCCGGACTCGGCCCCCCTGGCGACGGTGGTAGCGCAGGACGAGTTCGACCAGACCGACGCCGACGCTGCCCAGGCGGCTGCCACCAACGCGGTGGTGACTGCGCTGGAGGGCATCGACTCCCAGGTGTGGCTCGGCAACGCCGTGCCGACTGGCACTGCGCCACCTGCGGTGGACCCCGACTACGCCAAGGTGCAACTGCACATGCAGTTCAACGCCCTGTCGGGCGGGCACTTCATTGACTCCAGTCCGCAGCGGCGACTACTGACCAACGTCGGCGCAGTGGCGCTGACGACCAACACGTCCGGCCCGCTGGGGACCGGTGGCGGCGCGGGCTACGGCACGTTCACGGGCGGGTACGTGACGATCCCGTTCATCGACCGCAAGAGCTACGAGGCCGACCCGACCTGGACGGTGCGCGGCACGGTCAAGCCCACGCAGGACTTGGAGTACGTGGTTCTGTTCGCCCGTAACGGCGGCTTGCGCGAAATCACCTTCCAGCGCGCTGGCCTGCCCGACGCCGAGGGCAACTACCGGACCCTGGTTTCGAGCGACTTCGGAGGGGGTTTCACGGCCATCGTGCGCTGCAAGCGGCCCGACGGCTCCAACTTCTGCAACGCGGGCGCCTCGGCCCATGTGTCGGTGCGCAACACGGGCGCCGCGCTGGAGGTGCGTATCGACGGGGTTCTGTGCGGCACCTACAACCAGGGCCAGCACCTGGAGATTCACAACGTCGGTCGGTCGTCCTGGACCGCCACGCAAGCCTTCCTGGGCTCGATTGACGAACTGCAAGTGACGTTCGACGCCCGGGACGGCGGCACGTTCACGCGACCAACGACCGAATACGGCACCCTGGCGGTGGCCCCCGGCCAGTTCGTGGCGCACGGCGACGGCGCGGCCACTAGCCTGCCGACGACCGACGCGGGCGACATCGCCTACATCGTGCCCATGTCCCTGGTTGGCGGCTCGTTCCAGATCACCAACGCCTCCGACGCCTACTTGGCCGACCCGTCGTTCAATGGCGTGCAGATCACCTACAGCGGATCGCCGTACTGGGCCGTGCCCGTGAACAACTGGCGCGGGTCGGGCCTGACCTCGGTTCAAGCCACCATCCAGACGACCCTGGCCGACGTGGAGAACCCGGCCTCGCCCCCGGCCAAGCTGCTGACCGCGCCCCAGGCTGCCGCCCTGGCACCGCTGATCTACGCGCTCTACAACCCAAACGGGTCCAAGGTGCTGCCCCTGGTGACGGCGCTGAACACCGCCCAGGCGGAACTGCGCGCGCAACTGGCGGCCACGCCGGGCAACGTGTCGAACACCACGACCAAGATCGCGGCGGTGGCCAACGCGGCCACGGCGCTGGAGGACTACTTCACCGGCATCGCCGCCGAGATTCGACTGGTGCTGGCGGCCTACGAGTCCACCATCTTCGGGGCCATCACCTCCCTGGTGGTGTCGCGCCTGATCGAAACCCGGGCCTACATCGTCACCTACGTGACCGACTGGGGCGAGGAAAGCCAGCCCAGCCTGCCGAGCGAACTGCTGACCCTGGACCAGAACGACTCGGTGCAACTGACCGTGCCGTCGCCGCCCGCAGGCCGCAACATCGTGGGCTACCGGATCTACCGCAGCAGCACGACCAACACGGGCGCCGCGTTCCAGCTCGTGGACGCCAAGGGCGCGAGCAACGCCGTGCTGGCCGACGGCGCGTTCAACTACCTCACGTTCGCCAACCGGGTGTACCTGGACTCGGCCAAGCAGGAGGAGTTGCAGGAGCCGTGCCCCAGCCTGACCTGGGCGGAGCCGCCCGCAGGCCTGCGCGGGCTGGTGGGCCTGCCCAACGGGATCATGCTGGGCTTTGTCGGCAAGACCCTGTACGCCTGCGAGCCCTACAAGCCGTTCGCGTGGCCGGTGGAGTACACCCAGACCCTGGAGTTCGACATCGTGGGCATCGGGGTGTTCGGGCAGACCGCCGTGGTGCTGACCAAGGGGTTCCCGTACTACGCCAGCGGCGCGGACTCGGCCAGCCTGTCGGCCCAGAAGATCGAGAACCCCCAAGCCTGCATCGCCAAGCGGACCATCGCATCGAGCGAGGGCGGGGTGCTGTTTGTCAGCCCGGACGGCCTGTGCTTGGCCGGGCCGCAGGGCATCCAGGTGCTGACCTTCGCGGCATTCAGCCAGGAGGATTGGCAGGCCTCGGTGACGGCTGCCGCCTTCGGCGGGTACAGCAACGGCTCGTACTACCTGTTCACGGGGGACTGATGGATGCCCCGTCTGTACAAGTTCGACATGCAAGCCCAGCGGCTGTCCGAGTTGTCGGGCTACCCGCAGGAGGCTTCGCAGGTCTGGTCCAGCGCCCCGTACCCGCTGAACTTGATGGAGGAGGCCGCCATCGGGCTTGGCCTCTCGGCGGGGGAGTTGCGGACGGTCCTCTACATCGAGGAGTTCACAGAGAACACGGACATCGGGCTTGCGCTGGCCGCCGCAGAACTGCGCGACCAGTTGCAGCGGTACACGACGACCGAACTGGCGGACATCGGCCTCACGTTGCCTGCCGCCGAACTGCGAACCATCCTGAAGTCGCATACCCCGGCGCCGGAGAACGCTGATGTCAGCGTGGCGCTGACAGCGGGCGAGTTGAGGGTGGTCCTTATCACGCGCACACAAGACCCAGAACCGATGGATGTCGGCCTGGGATTCGTTGGAGGGAATTTGGCATGAGTGCGATCAAGGCAAGTGCGGGCCTCGGTATTTCCGGGGAGTACCGGTTCATCACCCACGGCGGCGCCCGTGGAACGATTGACCACGGCACCAGCAAGAACATGATCCTGGATTCGGGAATCGACGCTTTGCTGGGGAGCGGGCGGTCTGGGCCGGATCGTTGCTGGGTCGGGACCAGCAACGCGGCGGTTGTCTCCACGCAGACCGATTTGCAGGGCACCAAGGTGCTCATGAGCACGGTGCAGTCCACGCTGTCGTCGCTGTACGTGGCAGGCCCGCCGCCCTACATCGAATGCACCCGGACCTACCGGTTCAACACCGGGGTGGCGACCGGCACCTGGGCCGAAGTTGGGACTGGCTGGAACGACGGCACGGGGCAGGCCCGGTTCAGCCGCGCCTTGATCCTGCCGACGACGGTGACGGTCCTGGCCGACGAGCAGTTGGACGTTGTGTTCACGGTGCGGTTCTATCCCAGCACCACGGACGTGACCGGCACTGTGACGCTGGAAGGGACGCCGACGGATTACACGGCGCGGTTTGCCTGCTGGAACACCGGCAGCACCGGCAACTTCTTTTGGACCACGCCGCCCATGGCCCTTACGGGTGCCATTTACGCAAGCTCCAACACGGCCAACTTGGACCTCATCGGCGCGACTGGCATCACGCTTGGCTCCAGCGGCACCAACAACGGCTCCGACGGGTCCACCATGGCGTTCCAGGGCAGCTACACGGCGGGCAGCTTCACGCGCACGGTGCGCGTGACTTGGCCGCTGAACGCGGCCAACGTGGGCGGGGTCCGCAAGATCGCCGCCGCCATCCCGAACGTGGGCAACTTCGGCTTGCAGGCGGTGTTCACGCCCGTCATCAACAAGACCAACACCAAAGTGCTGACCCTGGATTTTGCAATCAGCATCACGCGACGCCCCTGACGCATGAGCATCCCCGGCAACCTGCTGACCGACGACCGGCCAGAGTCCCCGCTGCTGACGCCCGACAACCTGGAGCGGGTGGACCCGCGCCGGGACTGGGAGCGCGGCGGCGTGGCCCTGAGCGATCCGACGCAGGGGCTGAACGTGCGCAACTGGACGGCCTGGACCGATGGCACCGCCATCTTCGTCGCACCCTACCCGGAGCAGACTCCAGCCGTCCAAGTGCAGACCGGCGTGGACATCACCGAGGTGTCCCTGGCCTTTGACCAGAACATGAGCCCCAATGTCGTCTACGTAGATGGGGGGCTGTGCAAGCTGTGGTGGTACGACTCCACCATCCCGGGCATGACGACGACCTCGTTCCCGGGCTATCGCACGCCCATGCTCACGCTGGATGACAAGCGCGACAGGGCGACCAACAACGGCCAAAATGACATCATCTTCGCCTACGTGCGCGACGGCCTGCTGTGCTGGCGCCAGCAGCGCGACCGGTACACCATCGAGCGGGTGCTGGGAGCCCTGCCCAATGCCGCCACGCGCATCGTGGGCATGGGCATGGCCGAGAACAACCGGCTCCAGATCCGCCTCAAGATCCCGCCCACGTCGATCCACGCCGACCGGATCACGGACACGCTCTACGTGCTGACGGGCGAAGACATCGTGGGGGTGGAGCGCGGGCCGGTGGCCAGCGGCACCTGGAAAAGCAAGACCTTCGTGACCAACGAGGTGCCCGTGCTGTCCTGGGCGCGCATCGAGGGCGCCTACCCGCTGACCTTCCGCCTGTACGCCGATGGCGCGGTGGTCCAGGTCAAGACCGTGGCCGACGACGAGCCGTTCCGCCTCAAGTCGGGCCGCTGGCGCGAGTGGGCGGTGGAGATTGAGGGCACGACGCGCGTGCTTGGCATCCGGCTGGCGCAGTCGGTCGAGGAGTTGTGGCAATGACGGTGTACCGGTTCGACCTCCTGGCCAAGCGCCTGAGTACCGACGGCAGCACGGCCCCGACCGCCACCGTGTCGGACCTGCTTTCGGACACGCTCTACATCCTGGTGGGCACCTCGGTGCGGGGGATGCACAAAGCCGCCGTGGCCACGGCGACGTGGCGCAGCAAGACCTTCGTGTTCCCCTCGCCGCTGACGTTCTCTTGGGGCAAGCTGGACGGCAACATCGAGGCCGGGGCCACGGTGCGCCTGTACGCCGACGGCGTGCTGATCCAGACCAAGACCGTGACGAACAAGGAGCCGTGGCGGGTCAAGGACGTGCGCGCCCGGCGCTGGGCCATCGAAATCCAGTCCACCGACCGCATCACGGGCGTGGCCCTGACCCAATCCAGCGAAGAACTGCCATGAGCCGCACCCCGATTTCCCCCTACGGCAAGCTGGAAGGCGCCAAGCGGCCCTCCCTCCAAACCCTGCGCCTGCCCGACCCCCAGTCGCAAAAGGCGTTCGAGGCCATCCGGGAATGGCTTGAGGTGAGCCTTGGCAGCCGGGGCGACCCCTACGAGAAGGCCGTGACCCTGCGCGAGTTCGAGAAGCGACTGGCCGACGTGTTCACCCTGGTGCGCAAGCTGGGCGAGTTCGATGGGTCGGTCGAAACCCTGCGCGCCTCCCCGCTGGAGGCCTTGCCCAAGGAAGTGAAGGTTGGTGCCTTCATCCTGCTGGACACGGGCGAGCTGTACTTTGGGGCCTCGGCCAACGGCTGGAAGAAGGTGACGCTGACCTAGATCACACTAACGTGTTAGCGTATGATGGCGCACCGCAACCGGAGGTTCTATGAAGCTCGAAGACCTTGTGGCGCTTGGCGCCTTCCCTGTGTGTGGCAACGTCGATGCGCCCGGTGGCGTGCACCTGGGTCGTCTGACGACCGGCGGCGAGGTCATCCTGACGCCCGAGGGCGAGGAATGGGTGGCTGCCAACAAGCCGGCGGAAGCCCCCAAGTCGACTCGCGGCAAGGCCAAGGCCGACGCTGCGGATCCCGCCGAGGGCTAAGTGCCCCTGGTGTACGGGCAGGATGCGCGCGTAGCCGCCTGGGTGGGAGCCCAGTGCGGCTATGAGCCGCCGCCCGTGCACGCTGCCATCGGCTGGGAAGCCGACGGGCAGTTGAAGGCCGGGGTCTACTTCGACTCCGCCCTTCCCAACACCGTGTTCGCGCACATCGCCAGCACCGCCGGCACGATGCCGCGCCAACTGTTGCGCGCCGTGTGCCTGTTCGCGTTCAAGCAGATGGACGTGGCACGGATCACTTTTCTGGTCAGCACCGACAACGCGCGGGTGATTGACTTCGTGATACGCCTTGGTGCGGTCTACGAGGGCGCCATGGCCTACGCCTTTGGCAACGCCCACGGCGCGTGGTTCGCCTTTTGGCGAGACAGCTACTGGGCCAAGCGATTGATGGCCCTGCCTCCCAGCAGGGGAACCCCATGAAAGTCAAAGTCCCCGGTCCCGATCCGTCAATGGCCCGCGCGCAGGAGTACATGGCGCGCACCGCCGCCGACGCTGAAAAGCGCGCGGCGGACAACGATTCGTTCTACAAGACGACGTTGATGCCGCGCTACCTGGACCAGATGGACCTCCAACTGGGACTGGCGCGCGAGGAGTCCACGCGGCAGCGCGAGATGTCGGACTACGCCTTGGCCCGTGCCAAGAAGTTCGACGGTCTCCAGGACGCCTACCTGAAGCAGGTCGACCAGTTCGACAGCGAGGACAACCGCGAACGCATGGCCGGCATGGCCATCGCCGACGTGCAGCGCGGCCTGAACGACCAGCGTGGTCAGATGACCCGCTCGATGATGGCCAGCGGGCTCAACCCCAACAGCGGCAAGTACCTGTCGATGCTGGCGAACCAGCAGGTGAGCGCCGGCCTCGGCCAAGCCGCAGCGGCCAACATGGCCCGCGAGGCCGCCCGCCGTGAGGGCATGGCGCTGCGCGGCGCTGCGTCCGGCATGGGGCAGTCGTACCTCGGGCAAGCCGGCGGCTTCGGCATGTCGTCGCTGGGCGCGATGGGCGCTGGCATGGGTGCGCTCCAGGGGATGCAAGGCGCGCAGGGTGCGAACGCGCAGCAGTGGGGCTCGTACACCGGCATGGGCGTGGGGGCCATGGGCGACTTCGCCAACCGTGGTTACCAGCAGCAGATGATGCAGTTCCAGGCTGCGCAGGCCAACGCGCAGGGCATGAACCAGATCATCGGCGCGGGCCTGGGCGCTGCCGCTGGCGCCATGATGAAGCCGTCCGACCGCCGCCTCAAGATGAACGTCGTCAAGATCGGCCAGCGCGCCGACGGCCTGGGCGTGTACCAGTGGGACTACGTGTGGGGCGGCCCGCGCGCTACCGGCGTCATGGCCGACGAAGTTCGCGGCAAGTACCCCGGCGCAGTCTCCAGCATCGGCGGCTACGACATGGTTGACTACTCGAAGTTGGGAGCCGCAGCATGATTGGCCTCGCAGACGGATTCAAGCTCGGCTACAGCACTGTGCGCGAGGCACAGGAGGCGGAGTACCGCCGGCAACTGCAAGACGAGCAGATGCAGTGGGCGCGCGAGGACCGCGCCTACCGCGACTCCGAACGCAAGCGCGTCAGCGATGCGCGCAGCGCGCTGGAAAACACCATCTCTGGCATGGACACCTCCAGCCAGCGCGACATCGCTGCCGCCGGGTACACGCCCGATCAAATCGCCACGGGCATCGCCGCCCAAGGCGGGGCCAAGCAGTTCGCCGAACAGGCGGCGCGCTACCAGAACGACTTCGACTCCTCTGATCTTGCCGACAGTGGCGCTGCCGCTCGCGCGGCCCAAGGCTTGCCGATCAAGGGCCCTGGGGTCAACCCAGCTACTGTCAAGGCCCCCCGCAAGTCAGAACTGGCCGGCGCCCGAGCCCGCTACGCCCTGGCCATGGGCCAAGACCCCGGCGCTGCCCTGGCGGACCAGGAGAAGGCGCAGGGCGAGGAGCGCATGAAGGACTGGTTTGCCCAGTTCTCACACCTAAGCCCGAAAGGCCTGCTTGAGCACCCGATGCTTGCCGGCATGCTGAACGGCAACCCCGCCGTGCGCGGCGCGGTTGGGCTGGCCAAGGACGGCAAGACGTTCATCGTCGCGGACTACAACGGCTCCGGCACGGCGGAGGAGTTCAGCCGCGACGAGCTGATGCAGGCTGCGTACCAAAAATTCCTGGAGTCTGAAGGCCGCGTCCCCGAGTCGATCGCGCTCGGCCTTGGTCGCACAGACCGCAAACGCGCTCGCAACCGGGAAGATGTTCAGGACGCGAACAAGGGCCAGGAACTGGCCTACGGCATGAACATGGGGAACAGGCGGTTCGACCTGTCCGAGCGGGAGTTTGTTGCCAACAACGCCTACCGCAACCGTGCACTGGGCTTGCATGAGCGAGAGGTTGGTGCACGGGTAAGTGCAGCAGAGCGAGCCAACTGGCAGCCGGAACAGTACGTCGACGACCAGGGCAATGTCCGCATCTACGACGTGAACCGCACTGGCAAGACCCCTGATTTCCGGGAGCGGACGATGCCCGCCGGGCTCAAGCCTTACCGCCCGAGCCCCGAGCTGAAAGTCAACCAAGACGGGTCCGTGCAGCGCGGCGGGATGCTGTTTACGCCGGACCCGAAAAAGCCGGGGGCGTTCATTGCTGCGCAGTTTCCTGGGGAGAGCGCCCTGGACAAGGCGCTGCAAGGCGACAAGGGCAGCTCGATGGCAGGTATGCGCCGCATCACGCAAGCAGACTTGGAGCTGGCGGCCATCGACCCCGGGCGCCTTCAGCGCACGGCGAAGCGGGGGTTCTTTGGCGGACTCACGTACGTCTACAAAGACCCGGCCACCGGCAAAGAGTATTCAGCGGACGAGTTCGACGCAATTCAACAGGCACCTCGCTAAATGGCCACCCTCGATCAGCTCCGCGCGCACTTTGGTGTCAAGACCGACGAGGAGGCCATCATGGCCGCCTCGAAGCGGTTCGGGATCGCTCCGAGCGAGATCGCGTCGGAGGTTGGGTACGACCTCGGCGGCAAGTGGGGCAACCGACTGGGCGCTGCCATTGACAGCTACCAGGGCAACATGTGGGGGCTCGTTGAGGCGGGGACGGGGGCTGAGTTTGCTCGCGGACTGCGGCAGCGCAACGAGGCGCAGGCGGGGCTGAGCCGAGACATCGCGCGCTCGCAAGGTGCCATCTCGTCGTACAAGGACGTGGGCGGCGTCGGTGACGCCATGGACTACGTCGGCGGCCTCGCTGTCGACTCCCTGCCCTACGCCCTCGAAGCCCTGGGCGGCGGCATTGGTGCCGCGCGCCTTGCCGGACGTGGGCTCCAGGCCGCCATCAACGCAGGTCGCGCTGCGGACGCCGGCCTGGACGCAGTTCGCGCCGGGCAGGCCGCTGAGCGCGCCCTGGCCCTGCGCTCGACCGCTGGCGGCGTGGCCGCGAGCTACCCGTCGGCGGTCGGCGACATCCTGTCCAACCAGCGCGAAGCCAGCGCCGACGGGCAGACGATGGACCTTGGGATGGCTGCCTTGGGGGGCATCCCCTACGCCGCCCTCAACGCGTTTGGTGTTGAGGGTGCCTTGGCCCGCCGGTCCCTGGCGCGCGGCATCGGCGAGGGCTCCGGCCTGCGCCGCCTTGGCCGCTCGGTCGGCCTCGGTGCCGTCACTGAAGGCGCCAGCGAAACCGGTCAGGAAGTCATCAACCAGGGTTTCGGGCGCATGGCCACCAACCCCGGTGCCTCGCTCACTGACGCCGACGCGCTCGAACGCTACGGCGAGTCGTTCATTGGCGGCGCTGCCCTGGGCGGCGTGTTCAGCGGCGCTGGTGGCTGGCGCCGTAGCCAGGAGTACGTCAACCAGGAACGCTTGCAGCGCGGGGCGGAGAACGACCGGCGGGCCATCGAGGTGGCTGAGCAGAAGCGGGCCATGGACTTGCTGAACCGCCGCCCCGACTTCGAGTTGCAGCCGTCCGACGGCACCTATGCTGGTGTGCCTGTGCAAGACGATGGCGCAGGTTGGGCCGAGGGCGGGATCGCTGGCGAGCAGCTTGGTCTGTTCAACCCCAACGGCACTCCGACTTACGGAGCCAACCCGGACAGCACGCCAATGCTGAACGTGGCGGACGTGCGCGAGCAGCTCGGCGCGCAGACAGGGTTGAGCCCTGAGCTTGTCGGCGGGCTTGCCGGCGTGGCTCCGGCCCCGACCGCCGGCCAGCGCAGCGCCCGCGCCATGGACTTCCAGGTCGCGGCGAACGAGCCGGGCCAACGCTTTGCCGACGAGAACGGCCTGGAGCGCGTCGGTACGCGCTTTGACGACTACCAGCGGCAGCTCGGCATCGCTCAAGAGGTGCAGCGCAAGGCCGCTGAACAGAAGGCCGAGACCGCCCGCGTGGCCAGCATCCTCGGCGGCAAGCCGGGGGACAAGGCCGTCGGGCTGTTCAAGCAGCTCGAAGCCCTGGCCGAGAACGACACGATCACGCAGGACGAGCTGTCCACGTTCGCCGCCATGCTGTCCAACAGCAAGTTCGGCGCTGTCCAGAAGTTCATCGAGAGCAAACAGAGTGCAAGCCAACAGTCTGTCGTACCAGGAACTGCCGGAGTCGCTGATGGAGCCGTGGCTGGACAAGGCGATCAGCTTGCACGAGGCGCTGGAGCTGCACGACCTGTGGCTGGAGGCGGGGTCGCCGGAGCAGCTCCCGGTCCCGTCGTGGCTGATGCCAACGGTGGAACGGATCAAGTGGTGGCGGGTGCTCAAGGAGTGGACGCCGCCCGACAGCCCATCGAACTGACGGATGAGGATGTCAGCACGCTGATCGGCGCCAAACGCACCGATGAAGACACCGTCAAGGGGAAGGTGAAGCGCCGCAACGCTGCCAGCCAGCAACTTGACGACTTCATCGTGTCTGCGTTCGACCGCGCCCTGGCTGCCGGCACAAAGCTGACTGACGACCAGATTGCTGCGTTGGTGGCGGAGAAGGGGTTTGTCAACCCCGACACGGGCAAGCCGTACACCCGCGCAGCTATCAACAAACGCCTCAAGCAGAACAACTTGCAGGCGCGCGCAGTCAACAGCACCGCCGTTGACTTGCAGGTCGCAAACGCCTCCGAGCTGATCGGCGACGTGTCCGGTGAGGACGCTGACACCTCTTTGGGCGGCGCGGGCTTCCGTACTGTTGGAAGCGCGGCGGACACGAAGTTCGACAGCCTGGAGATGAAGTCCGGCTCCAGCATGTCCGTCAAGGACGAGGAGACCGGCAAGCGCATCAAGGGCGGGGCGACGAGCGCCAAGCGCGCGGAGCTGATGTCAGAACTCGCTGCCGAGATCGTCGGCGCGGAAAGCCCTAAGGCCCTGGAGGCCCTGGTTGAGCGCATCAACGCCGCCCGCGTTAAGAACAAGGAAGGCGTGGCGCTCAAGCCGGAGCAACTGGCAGAGTTGCAGAAGCTGTACAACGCCACCGCCGAACGCCTGAAAACTTCGGACGGCAAGCGCGAGGCCGACCTGCGCCGTGCCCGCGAGGTGACCGCCGACCCCAATGCCGACGCCCAGGCCGGTAAGCGGGCGCGTGAAGCCGCCACGAACATGGTCCGTCAGGCGCTGGCGGTTCTCAACAACCCGAAGACGGCGTCGTTCTGGCCTGAGGTTGAGGCGCTGTGGGACCGCTACCGTTTCCAGGGCGACCCCGCGTTCGCTGAACTGCCGGGCGCGGCAAAGTACGGCTTCCTGGTGGAAGTTGGCGGCGCGTTGGATGATGGGCGCACAATCAACGATGAAGTCGCCACGGAACTTGTAAAGGCTGTTCGCAATGAACTCGACCGCACGGACTACACCCACCCCGCCTTCGAGCGAATCAACGCAGAAGCCGAACGGTCTTTCGGGGCTGACCGACCTGCTGCGACCGGTGCTCGACGCGCAGACGGAGATGCTGCTGCGCGGCGAGATTCCACCGATGACCAGCCCGGAGCACCGCAAGCGACTGCTGCGGACGCACTACCAGAAGTTGTCGTCGGAGATGGAACCCGATCCGAAGGCGTAAAGGTCACGACGCGCAAGCGTCGTACGATCAACCGTGAGGTTCTGGACGGGCCGAAATTCTCCAAGGCTCCGGCGCCCTCTACGCTTGAGTTCAAGCGCTGGTTCGGCGACTCCAAGGTGGTGGACGCCGAGGGTAAGCCGCTGGTCGTGTACCACGGTACGACGGCGGACTTCACGTCGTTTGAACTCAGGGAAGCCGTCAGCGGGCGGTACATGGGGGACGGCTTCTACTTTGGCGACATCGGTACTGCGTCGCAGTACGCACTGGACGAGCCGGGATCGCGCGTCATGCCGGCGTACCTCAGCCTGCAAAACCCCTACGACTGGGACGGCGACTACAAGCTGGCTTCGCTCCCCCTCGGCAAGCTCATGGCCATCCCCGGTTTCCGGGAGGCGCTCAATGCCTACCGCAAGGAGTTTGGGTACTCCCCACAGTTCACCAATCGGTTCAGCCCGACACGGCTTGCCGTCTTGATGGCCGATGCAGGCCACGGGGACTTTGGCAAGAACATCCGCGCAATGTTGGAAGCGGCGGGGTTCGACGGAGTGGCGTATCGGGACGAGCAGGAGTACGTTGCTTTCCGCCCCGAGCAGATCAAGAGCGCCACCGGTAACAACGGTCAGTACGACCCCGCCGACCCGGACATCCGCTACAGCCGTGCCGAGGGCACAACGTCCACCGTCGCCTCGGTCAACGCCGAGCTGCGCAAGCTCAAACTCGCCACGAACGGTCGCGTGCAGGTGGTGCAGTCCATCAAGGACTTGCCCGCCGGCATCAAGGCGGCCATCGAGAAGGAGTCGGGCACTGGCGGCAAGGTGCAGGCGTTCGTGCTGGGCGGCAAGGCGTACCTCGTGGCCGACAACATCGCCCCGGGCAACGCTCGCGCCGTGTTCATGCACGAGGTCGGCGCCCACCTGGGCATCGACAACCTGCTGACCAAGGCTCAATACGACAACCTGATCCGCAAGCTGCTGTCGTGGGCCGACAAGAACGACGGCAGCATCGAGTCGCGTCTTGCGCGCCGGGCTGTTGAGCGCGCCAGGCAAGCACAGACCCCCGACGTGGACCTGCACTCCGAGGTGCTGGCGTACTTCGTCGAGGAAGCCGTCAAGGCCGGCATCGATCCGACGGCGATGAAGTACAACAGCGACATCGCCCGCTGGTTCAGCGAGCTGATTCGCGCCATGAAGCAGGCGCTGCGCAAGCTCCAGATGTTCACGGCGCCGGACCTGACCCCGCAGGACGTGGTGGACCTCGCCTACGGTGCGGCCAAGATCGAGCTGGACACGCCGCTGGGCGACGCTGCCGGCGGCGCACTCATGGAGTCCCGCATCGTCCGCGACGAGCAGGGCAACCGCGAGTACGAGGGCGACGGCGTCCGCATCGCCTTCCCGCAACCGGTGGACCGCATCGAGGTCATCCCGACCAACGGCCAGCGCGTGCTGAACTACGCCATCATGCCGACCGACTCGTTCGGCGTGCTGGGCCACGTCGACCTGCTGGTGGACGCCAACGGCGTGCCCGAGTCCCTCCTCGACATCGAGGTCTACGAGCGTGGCCGAGGTGCCGGCGAGAAAGCCGTGGCGGCACTTCTCAACGCTTACCCCGACCGCGACATCAACATCAGCAACATCGTGCCCGAGGCCCAAGGCTTCTGGGAGAAACTCGGTGTGCCCGCCCAGAACCTGGAAGAAGGAGCGGCCTATGACGGCACCCTTAACGCCAAAGTCCTCGAACAAGCCCAACGCGACCGCGCTCAATCAGCAGCGCGCCGCAACGCGCAAGGCGGTGGAGCAGCGAATCGCGGCGCTGACGCCGGAGCAGCGCAAGGCGTACGAGGCGCGGTTCAAGGCGTAACGCCCCGCATCCAGTTCAGCAAGATCAGCGAGTCGCTGGACAGCTACCGCGAGGCCATGCCCGACATGGCGCGCAACGGCGCCTCCCGCGTGGCCGAGGGCTTCAAGAAGTTCGGCATGTGGTCGATGACCAACTTCCAACTGACGGAGCAGTTCAAGGACGCCATCCCGGCGCTGAAGGACCGCACCGCTCGGGTCATGGAGATGGTCATGGACCGCAACGCCATGGCCCAGGAAGTCACCCGCGTGGCCGAGGCGTGGGACCGCCTGCCCAACAAGGACGTGCTGAACCGCCTGATGCAGGACGCCACGATGGCCGAGATCCACCCTGACGTGGGGCTTGACCATCCGTCCAACGCGCACGTCACCGACAAGGCCAAGCACGCCGAGCTGCAAGCCCGCTACAACGCCTTGGGCAAGGACAGCCCCGCCCAGAAGGTCTACCAGGACGCCAAGGCGGTGCTGGAGAAGCAGTGGGCCGAGCGCAGCAACGGGTTCAACCGCATGGTGGATAACCTGTTAGCGGAGCGCGGCGCGGCGATCCTGGCCCGTGGCGGCAGCGAGGCGGAGATGGAAGCGGCCAAGGCCGACGCCAACAAGCTGCGCCAGCAGCACGCTGCCAAGCAGGGCAAGCTCAAGGGTCCGTACTTCCCGCTGTTGCGTTTTGGCAACTACCGTGCGGTGGCGGTGTCCAAGGAGTTCGAGGCCGCTGCGCAAGCGGTGCGTGACGCCGTGGGCGAGGAACGCAAGGTCGCCCAGGAGGCCCTGGACAAGCTCAAGCGCGACCCGAAGCACTACATCGTGTCGGCTCACGACACGAAGGCCGAAGCCGACGCGGCGCTCAAGAAGTACGCCGCGCAGGGCATGTCCGCCACGCCGCGCATGGAGGACCCGCTCAAGGGCCAGATGAGCCGCGACAGCGCGGCCATGATGAAGCAGTTCACCGACGCCCTGCGCGACAAGCTGGGCGGCTCGGAGGAGCTGGACCCGGCACTCAAGGCGATCAGCGAGGTGTACCTTGCCAACCTGCCGGAGATGCACGCGCTGACCCGCGCTGCCGAGCGTATCGGCGTGGCCGGCGCCAGCGTGGACATGCTGCGGGCCTTCGCCTCGGCGGGCCAGCAGGGGGCGTTCTTCGCCTCCCGCATGAAGCACGGTGACGGCATCGCCCAGGCGCTGGCGGAGATCCAGGATCAGGCCGAGCGCGCGTACAAGGCGGGCAACAAGTCCGCCGTGATGCACGTCGCCCACGAGATGGCAAAGCGCAGCGTGCTGGACATGGAGTTCCACCAGACCCCGGTGCAAGACGCTGCCAGCGCCCTGGGCTACACGTACTACCTGGGTGTGTCGCCGGCCTTCCTGGCGATGAACATGCTCCAGCCGGCCATGGTGTCGGTGCCGGTCCTCGCTGGCAAGCACGGGCTGGCCCAGTCGACGGTGGCGCTCAAGCGGGCCTGGGTGGATGCGGCCAAGATCATCAAGGCCGCCCGCACGACCGACGGCAAGTTCGATGCATGGAAGGGCGTGTCCGAGGCGAGCCTGGGCAAGTCCAACGAGCGTTGGGCGCTGCGCCAGCTCATCCAGTCGGGCCTCATCGACGAGGGCCAGCAGCACGAGCTGAACATGTACGCCAACGACAGCAGCCGTGGCTTGGCCCGCCTGTCGCGCATGATCGGCTGGGCGTCGCAGCAGATCGAACTGGTCAACCGCATCAGCACCGGCATGGCCGCCTACCGCTTGGCCCTGGGCAACCAGGACGCTGGCAGCCCTGGCGCTTGGAGCAAGGAGCATGAGGCCGCAGTGGAGTACGCCCGCAGCGTGACGCTCAAGACGCAGATGGACTACAGCTCGGAGTCCACCGCTCGCATGATGCGCGAAGGCGGCGGCGTGCCCATGGCCAAGCTGGTGTTCCAGTTCCGCCGCTTCCAGCAGGGCATGCTGTACCTGTTGGTGGACTTGGCCAAGACGGCGTTCAAGAACGGTCCCGAGCGGGCGGCTGCGATGAAGTCGCTGGGCCTGATGTTCGCCACCACCGGCATGGCTGCCGGTGCGATGGGCCTGCCGTTCCTGAGCACGATCCTGTGGGCCGTCGGTCTGGGCATGGACGATGACGACGAACGCGGCCCGCCCGAGGTTCGCCTGCGCAACCTGATCCACGACACGTTCGGCTCCGAGCTGGGCGATGTGGTGGCCAAGGGGCTGCCGGCCATGTTCGGCATGGACCTGTCCAAGCGCCTGGGCTTGGCCGACGTGGCCTCGCCCTTCCCGATGGCGCGCTGGGACGGCAAGCCCAAGGACGACGCCAAGGAGCTGGTGTGGAACCTCGCCGGTCCCGCCGCCGGCCTGGGGGCGCAGTTCTGGGAGGGCCTGTCGGCTGCGGCCAACGGCGACTTCGTCAAGGCCACCGAGAAGCTCACGCCGAAGTTCGTGGCGGACGTGGTGCGCGCTGGCCGCTACACCGCCAACGGCATGACGGACTCCAAGGGCAACCCGATCAACGTGCCGCTGGACGCAGGCGACATCGCCCTGCGCGCCATGGGTATCGGCTCGCTGGCCGAGGCGGACTACTACGAAGGCACCAAGGCCCTGCGCGACGTTCAGCAGAACATGAACGACGCCAAGGGCAAGATCGGTGCGGAGTACCGCAAGGCCATGCGCAGCGGGGACTTCGGCGACGTGCGCGAGATGATCGCCGAGTGGAACGAGAAGCACCCGACCGACCGCATCACGACCAAGCAGGAAGTGCAGTGGCGCAAGGCGGAGGTCAAGGGCAAGCGCGAGGCCAACGCCGCCGGCATCCGCGTGGACAAGGCGGCCAAGAAGTACGCCGACGTGGCCCGGTTCGCCGAGTAGAAACGACAAAAGGCCGCCCCAGTGAAGGGGCGGCCTAGTCTTAGGTTGCGGTCTTAGGGAGTGCGGTGACGGTGGCGGCAGGCGCCGCGACATCGTCGTCGGCCCCGGCGTTCATGCGCTTGAGGTTGATTGCCATGACCACGGTGGCGATCTTGGCCCCGGCGACAACGCCCCGGGTCAGGGTCACCCGACGGCGCCACCCGTCAGGCTCACCCGGCGCAGTCAGCAGCAGGCCATCCACCACGGCGCGGTTGATGAGACCCTGCATGCCGATCTGGTTGTCGTGGCACCAGCGGCGCACGCGGTCGAGTCGGACGAAGGCTTCGCCGGACTCCTCCACGATGCGGGCGTTGACCACCTGGGGCACCTGCCCTCGGACCACGGGCTTGGCCGCACCGGGAGTGCGCGACCCCAGGATGTCGGTGGTGAGCACCTCGTTCTGGATGTCGGACAGCATGCGGGCGATTTGGTCCTTGGACGTGGCCGCCACGGTGGCCGCCTGCCCGAAGCGCATGGAGTTGTCGTACCACTTCTTGAACTCCGCCTTCAGCTCGGCGTTGCTCCACAGCTCCATGCCCTCGGCCTTCATGATGCGCTGGAGGGCCAGCACAGCACCCAAGGCGTCGGCCATGATGCGCCCCTGCGTCACCTCGCCCAGCGCCGCGCACGCGGACTCGGTGCAGGCCCGGAGGCGCTGGTTGCACCGGGCCGGGCCCAGGCGGACGATGGCGCGGTGCACCACGGCGCCGAAACACCCGTTGACCTCGCCCATCGCTGCGCGCCGTGTCTTCTCCTCCAGGCCGAGGCTCTTGTCGAGCTGCGGCATGTCCGAGCAGTCGATCTCCAACATCCGCATGATCGCGGCGTTGGTGTTCTCGTTGGCGGCGGCCACCAGTTCCCGCACGCTGACGTTGGTGGCCATGAGGTTGATGAGCGCGGTGCCAGGGGTCTCGACGATGTCCTGGTCCGAGTTCATGCGGTCCTTGCCCGCGCGCCCGTTGCCGATGCCCTTGACCAGCGAGCTGAGCTGCGCCGGGGTGGTGCGGTCGCCGGCCTCGTCCATGAAGAAGGGCAGGGTGCCACAGCGGGCGATCTGCTTCTCACGGGCGTTCTGGGTGGCCGACTCGCCGTTGCGCACCTTGCTCAAGCCGGTAGTGCCGTAGGCCATGGCTGCGAGCTTCATGGCGAGGGACTTGCCCAGGCCGGTCTTCTCGCTGAACAGGCTCACGGTGAAGCCGATCTCCGGCAGGTCGCCCCCGGCGCGGTAGTCGCCGTTGGCAAACGCGATGAGCGGGGAGGCCAGCGACAGCATGATGGCCAGCTTGTACTGCGGCTGGTCCTCACGCACGGTGGCGCGCAGGTGGTCCACGTAGGCGCGGGCACGGGGCAGGATGTGCGCGTCCCAGACCTCAGGGCCCCACTTGGCGGTGGGGCTGTAGGGCAGGCTGATGGCGTACTGCGCCGCTGTCGACGACAGCCCCTTGCCCAGGCCTGCCTCGGCGATGGTGCCGTCGCTGTAGATCACATGCTTGCCGTGGGCGATGAACAGGTCGCCGTTGTGGTCGGCGTACATGCCCAGGCGGTACGGGATCTTCTGGCGCATGCCGAACGCACGGATGCGTTCGATGGAGTCCCGCACAAAGCCCTCGATGGACTTCTTGGCGCCCTCGGAAGGCACCTGGATGTTGCGCTTGCCAAATTCCACGAGCAGGGTGTCCCTCTTGGAGGCCGTCTGCGAGACCATGCTGTACCGGGTGACGGTCTTGAGCTGGGCGTTGTAGACGGCGTAGTCGTAGGTGCTGGAGTCGTCCGAGCTGGTGGACGGGGTCCACGACTCGAACCAGAACGGCACGCCCGCGAAGCGCAACTCCACCTCGCGGGTCTCCTTGGTCGGCTTGCCGTTTTCATCGAGCACCGGCATGGTCTCGATGCGGAACATGCCGAAGCCGCCAGGGATGGGGCGCACCGCAACGCCCTCGGGCAGGTAGCCGTCCCACGGCACCTTGGGGCCGTTGGCCATGCCGGTGTCGTCCTCGTCGTCATCGCTGGCGAACGGGGTGTCCTCGGCAGGGGTCTCGGACTTGACGGGCAGGGGGTCCAGGGACGGCATGTCCTTGGCCTCCATGGTGCCCAGGACGATGGGGCTCTTGATCTTGCCCCGGTGCGGGCACGAGGCGCAGGCGCCCGGGTTCTCGGTGGCGAAGGTCTCGCAGGCGGAGGGGCCTGCGTTCCACCGGTCGAACTTGATCTCGGTCTGGTCGGGGTCGTAGTCCGGGTGGCCCTCGCTCAACATGTGGGCGGCGGCCACGCCCTCGAACGTGTGCTTGGCGACACCAAGCGCAGCGCGCCAGTACGGCTCGGCCACGTTGCCACCGGTCTCGGCCACATGCCCCATGGCCGCACAGGCAGCCACGATCTTGTGGATGGAGCGGGGCACGACAACAACCGGGGCCAGGGCCTCGGCGTTGAGGGAGCGGCGGGTGCGCTCACGGCGCACGACGGGGAACTTGGCTTCAACTTCCTCGGGGGTGTAGGCCTTGGGCAGATGTTGCAGGATCGCAACGCTCTCGCCGCTCTTGTGGAGCGTGCCGGGCGGACGCAGCACGCGCACCATGTCCCCCGTGACCATGCCGTCGATACGCAGTCCGTCCGCGAGGGCCTTGGCCTTGACGGCGTTGGCCAGGGGGCGCCAGTCGTCGGCGGGCATGTCACGGTCCAGCTTGAAGTAGACGTGGAGCCCGTGCCCGCTGGAGACGATGTAGTGCGGCAGGAACTTGTTGCTGCGGCACCACGCGACCAGGGCCTCCAGGGCCTCGCCCTGGGAGGGGTAGACAGCGTCGCCGTGCTTGGCGGCCTTGGCCTCGCCCGCGTCGATGTCGAAGCAGATGGTGTTGCGGGCCACGGCGTTCTCGCCGCTGCGGCTGTTGTCCGGGCCAAGCGAGCAGGTGGCGAAGTACACGTCCCGGCGAGCGGCCAGCTCGGCGGTCTTACTGGCTAACTCGTCGATGGACGCGCAGAAGATGTGCCGCTTGGACTCACCAAGAAACAAGGCGTACCGCCCGCTTGGTGGCAGTACGCCCTCGTAGAAGGACTGGAGCATGGTCAGCCTCCGATGGTGTCGGTAGGCAGGGTGTCCAGGACTCGCTGGGTCTGTTCGGCATGGCTGCGTGCCGGCACGGGCAGCTTGCCCTGCGCCACTGCCCAGCCCAACTGGTTGAGCAGCGACGACACGCGGTTGAGGCGCGCTTTCTTGGGGGCGCGAGTCCCGCTGACCCAAGAGTTGACGGTGATGCGGCTAACACCACAGAGCCGACCGAACTGCCCCTGGGAGACGCCGGCTTTTTCGATGATGGAGAAGTCGAGTTGAGTTGTCATGCGCGTCAGAGGTGAAAAGGGGCGGACTCAGCCGCCCCTCGTGGTTCAGTGGTTCAGTGGTGTCAGTCGTCGGTCATGCCGAGCATGCTGGCCAGCCCGCCCAGCAGTTCGGCCTTGCGGTCTTCGGTGCTGGCCGAGACCGGTGCGGGTGCCGGAGCCGCCTTGGGGGCGCGAGCCTTGGGGGCCGGAGCCGGGGCAGCGGGCGCGTCGTCGATGTCGTCGATGGTCAGGGCCGGAGCCGGGGCAGCCTTGGGAGCGCGGGGCGCCGGAGCAGGAGCCGGCGCCGCCTCCAGGTCATCCATGCCCAGCGCGGGCGCCGGAGCCTTGGGCAGGGCCGGAGCCGGGGCGCGCTCGATACGCTCCGCCGCAGGCATCGACGGGTGGCCGACGATGTCCTTGACCAGTTGCTGGTCGAACCGCTTGTTGACGGTCTCGTACAGCTCGTCCGAGATCACGCCCATGGGCTTGAACGTCAGCTTGGGACTCGGGGCCTCGGGGTCGAAGCCGATCTTGAACACCACCTCGTTGTAGTCCTTGCCGGCGTTGTCGGCCAGCTTGACGGCCTCCGAGAAGTTGGCGCGGCTGCCGGCGGGGACGCGCAGCAGGTAGACGGTGTGCTCGGGCTTGCTGTCGTCCAGGCGCTCCTTGGGGTCGTACACGGCGAGGCGGGTGTTGACCGTGCACGCCGTGCCCTTGCCGCCTTGGCCGTCCTGGCTGACCTTGCTGCCCCACTGGGCATGCGGGCAGAGCTGGCAGTTCTGGGCCTGGGGCTGGTCGGCAGCGGCGTCGGGGCGCTGGCCGTCGTGGCTGAAGCAGGTGGGCTTGGCGCCGTCGCTGTCGCCTTCCTGGTACGACTTGGCGTAGAAGATGCGGCTCTTGGTGTTGGCGCGCATGACGCCGAGCTGCAAGGCGGGCAGCGGGATCATGTCGCCGTCCACCTCGCGCATCAGGGGGGTGCGCTCATCGCCCTTGACGATGGCGAAGACCTTGCCCTTGATGGAGATGGAGGGGAAACCCGACGAGTGGGTCATCACGTCGAGGTTCAGACGCGACTCGCGGCGACGGGGGGCGGGGGCGGAAAAGTCGAACGGAACGATGGCGCTCATGTTGTGCTCTCGGTTGGGGGTTTGGATGGTAGCCAGTTAGACGCTGGCGGGGAATGCCTGGGACTTGGGGGCGTCGTCTTTCTCCAAAGTCTTCTTGAAGCCGATGCCTGCGGCAGTGTGGAAAACGATGATGCCCTCGGGCTTCATGAAGCCAGGGGCTGCTTGGCTCCCGTACGCTCGCAGGTTGTCGAGGGTGTTGTCCACAGCGGTGTCGGTAAACGCACCGTGCCACAGGACGGGTACGACATCGCAGCACGCAGGGCGCACGCTGGCGTCGCCCCAGCGCGACACGTTGAACAGGCTGAACCGGCGCTCGGTCAGGCCGTAGTTCCGCTGGATGCCCTTGCCCCACCATTCGCCGAAGTGGCGCCCGGGGCCGAGCTTGCGCAGCTCGTCTTCGTTGGCGGCCACCCAGGCAGCAAAGCCGTAGTTGTCGTCGCCGGGCACGACCCACCGGGTGCGCGACCCGGCGAGCACGCGACCGTCGTCTGTGATGCAGACCTGCGCGTTGGTGCCGTCGATCTTCTCGGTGATGATGATGTCCCGCGACAGGCGGGCCATCTTGGGGAAGCTCTCAAACTCCATGTCGTTCTCCTTGGTTGGGGGTTGGAAGTGTTAGCTGCGGCGCACGTTGACGGTGCGCTCGACGCGGTAGTTCAGACCCGGGGGCAGGTCGCCGTTCTCCTTGGCGAACTCCTCGACACCGGTCTTGTTGGCTGCGTGGTTGAGCAGGTGCCACAGGCCGTTAGCCTGGACGTAGCCGAAGAACCCGTCCCAGTCGGCCACGGTGACGCTGGTGCGCTTGCTGACGTAGGCGGTGCCCGCCTCGGTCTTGAACGCCTCAGTCCCCAGCTCCTCCAGGTTGTTCAGGATGATCCCCTCCAGTTGGTCCATGGCGCTTTGGACGGGGGCGACGGATTCGTCGAACTCCTTCTTCATCTGCGCCTTGAGGTCGCGCAGCTCGATGTACTTGGAGACGATGGCTCCGATGTTGGGCTTGGTCATGGTTGGCTCCTCTCAAACAGTCTAACAGGTTAGTGTAAACAAGCAAGGTCAGGCGAGCACGTTCGCTCGCCTCGTAGATGGCGATGAGGGCGACGGCGCGGGCAAGGCGCAGGCCCATCACACACCCCCGACCATGTCCAGCAAGGCGCCGTTCATGGACTTGCGGTGGCGTAGGCGCTCGTAGATCACGCGCTCCGCCGGGGTGGACTCGATGTGGATGATGTGCGTTGTCAGGCGCTGGCCGGGGCGCGGCGTGCGCTCGTTGGCCTGTAAGTACGTCTCCGTGCTGGTCGTCGGGCCGTACCACACTGTCGTGTTAGCCGCTGTCAGGGACAACCCGTGGCTCATGGTGCGAGCGTCGGCCACCAGGACGCGAGGGTCCGCCGTCTTCTGGAAGGCTTGGAAGATGCGGTCGCGCTCGTTCTTGCTGATCTCGCCGTACACGCACTCGACCGTGGTCGTCTTGCGTAGGTGCTCGGCAACCTTGAGCAGCGCCTTGGTGAACGGCACGAAGACGATGACCTTGCCTTCGGCCTCCTCGATGATCTCGTCGAGCACGTTGAGCCGGGGCTGGCAGGGGATGTCGATCTCCCCGTCCTTGCCGTAGGCCACGCCGCACGCGATCTGCATGAGCTTGCTGATCTTGACGGCCTCGTTGACCGCCAGTACCGAGCCACCTGCGTACTCCGCCTTGAGCGTCTTGAGCATCGCGTTGAACAGCTCGGTCTGCTCCTTGGTCAGCGGCACCTCGCGGGTCTGGTAGGTGGTCGGCGGCAGGTCGACACACTCCTCCCGACTGAACCGGATGGCCGGGCGCATGACTTCGTACACCTTCTCGATGGCGTCGGGCTTGGGCAGCCACTTGTAGGGGCCGAACTGCCGCATGACGGTGTCGCGGAACTGGCCGAAGAACTTGGGCACGGTGTGCGGCGTGATGAGTCGGCACTGCGCCCAGGCGTCGGTGGGGGCGTTGGGCGTCGGCGTGCCGGTGAAGCCCCAGACGTAGGACCGCTCGTGCACCAGCCGGTTGAGCGCCCGGAACCGCTCCGTGCCCGGGGTGCGCGCCACCGCCAGTTCGTCGATGGCCAGCACGTCGATGTCTTCGCGCTTGCACAGGGCATCCAGCAGCTCCTTGGACTTGACGCCGTCGTGGTTGACGACGTACACGTCGTGCGGCACGGCGAGTAGCTTGAGCCGGCGCTCCATGCTGCCATGCAGCACGGCGCACGACAGGTGCGAGAAGTGCGTGAACACCTCGTCGTACCACGTACGCGTCAGCGTGGACAGCGGGGCCACGACCAGCATGCGCCGGGCCCGCCCGGTCTGCCGGAGCCAGTCGTAGCTCCACAGGGCACACAGCGTCTTGCCGGAGCCCATGCCCGACAGGCAGTAGGCCCGGGGGTTCACCGTGAGGAAGCTGACCGTGGCGCGCTGGTGCTTCATCGGGCCGTTGGGGTAGGCGCACGGGAAGCTGTAGTACGTGTCCACCGGGGTGGGCGGGTCAAAGCCGAGGTTACGCAGCACGCGCACCTCGTCATCCTCATGCGGCACGGCCACCAGTGTGGTCTCCCCGTGCTGCATGGACCGCGCCGACGGGATGACCGAGGTGACGCGGTCAGGGTTGCGCAGGTTGAGGACGATCCTGCGGCTCTCTTTGTGTACGAGCATCGAGCCTTTCCAGAACGTGTTGGGGTGTCAGATGGGTGTACCGCTTGAGCGTGGCCCAGCTCATGTGACCCGAGATGAGGGATACCTCGGGGATGTTGAGCCCGGCCTCGAACAAACGACAAATGCCCTCATGACGCAAGTCATGAAGGTGCAGGTCTTCGATTGTCAGGCGTTCGCACGCCCTGTCAAATGCCGCGCTCACCGACTCCGACTTGTAGGGCAGGATGCGCTCGTCGGTGCGCGGCAGGCCGGCGATGATGCGCTGCGCCGGCACGGGGACCGGCACGCGCTCGTTGCGCACGACGCGGGGGTTCTTGGTGTCGCGCAGGGTGACGACGCTGCCGTCGAAGTCCGCCCAGGTCATGCGGCACAGTTCGCTGATGCGGCGCGGGAACTCCACCGCCAACGGCACGATGACGTGCATGGGGATGAAGGTCTGGGGGTACGCCGCGATCCGCTTGAACTCCGCCACGAGGGCATCCAGTTCTACCTGAGTGGGTCGCCGGTCGCGCTGAGCAGACTTGGCGACGTGCCCGCTGAGGGAGAGCGAACGGATGGCGGAAGCCACAGCGTCGGCGTTGACGGGGATGCCGAACATGGGCTCGGCAGCAGCCATGACCGTGCGTAGGGTGGCGAGGTTGTGAAGCACCGTTGCAGGTCCAGCGCCCTCGGCCCGTCGGCTGCGCGCGAAAGCAGTGACGACCTGCGCCGAAAGAACATCGAGCCGCGTTCCACCGAGGGCGCGGACGAGTATGTCGAGGTCGCTGTGGAGCGATTTGCCGAGGGGTCGGACTTCTTCACGAGCCACGCGGAACTTGTCAATGAGATCACCGAGCGTGCTGCCGGAACGACGCCGGGCGGCCACGCCAGTGCGCTTGATGTCTTGTTCGAGTCGCTTGCCCCAGTCGGCGGCGAGTCGCTCGCTGTCGAAGGTTCTTGATTCATGGTGGATGATGACGCCGGCCCGCTTGACGCGCACGATGGCTTGCCAGCGACCGTCTCTTTCTCGGATGGTGGGCATGATCTCCGGTGTGACAGGCACACTCTTTGGTGGGGTGACAGGCACACTTTATGGCACACCGTTGGTACTTTGATATGCCAGAACGCACCAATTCACACCAGCGCGGTGTGACAGCAACAACCGAAGATCAAGGGTTTAGGGCCATCCACCCAGGGTGGCGACTAAGCGTCGCGCCCATGATGGATGGGACTGATTTGTCTATGAAGCGGCGGGCGGTGTCACACCCTTGGCAGCCCCGTACAACGCGCGCAGGTACTGGAGCTGCCACATTGCATCGGCCAGGGCGTCGTGAGCCTTGCTGTTGTCAGCGGGTTTCAGCCGCCCGTCCGGGTCGATGACCGCTGCCGCCGTCTTGAGGCAAAAGCCACGGCGGTGCGACCACGGGGTCCTGCCGCCGAACAAGTCCTTGAGCACGACGAGGTCGTAGGTCGAGGGGTTGGCCCACACGTCCGACTCCGTCGTGATCTCAGACAGGCGCTCCCATGCGTCGGCGGTCGTGATGCCGGGGGCGTTGAAGACGCCACGCGCCACCTCGGGGTCTTGCTGGTTCCACCACTTGACGGTCTCCAGGTCGATGTGGCGCCCCTTCTGGTCGCTGATGCCAAAGGCATCGGTCGTGCACTGCCCCGTCACGAGGTTCATGCGGACGACGCCGACCTGGAGGATGTGGGCGTCGGTGCGGAGACTCAGGGTCTCCAGGTCGATCATGGTTGCGATTGGGTGCATGGTTGTTCCTTGTTGATGACTTGCTCCCGGTACGCCCACATCAGGCGCCCGGCGATGCTCTGGATGGCGTACGCCTCGAACTCTGCGGACGGGGTGCGCTCCCCCGCCGCGTCGCGCCACCCCTGCCACACATGCACGGCCTCGTGGACCAGCAGTGCGCAGATGGCGATGGGGTCGTGGTCCATGGGCGCGATACCCACGACGCACACGATGCCCCCGTCGTCGCCACGCCCGATGTGATGGGTCGTGGCGTGGGCGCCCTCGTTGAGGTAGGGATACGACGGCTTCTTGAGATGCGTGAGCACCTCGTCAAAGCCAGCCTGGGAGGTGCAGAGAACGAGGTACGGCCCGACGACGAGGTCGCGTTCGAGCCACTGGATCACGACGGCTCCGCGTTGAGCTTGTCGAGCAGCGCACGGAGCGCGACGGCCTGCAAGCCGCCGTTGTGCGTCGCCGCCAGTCCGTCGACTTCGACACTGACTACCCGGCCATCGTGCGTGCGCGCGGTGACGACCTCGACCCCGCTCATCGGATCTCGCAGAAGTGTCGTCGCTTTGATGTCCCGGTCGGTGTACACCTTGCGCGCCGGCTTAGCCATCGCGGCGTGCGCCTCGCGCATCTCGATGCAGTGGTCGACGAACTTGGCAAGGGCGTCTGCGAACGCCTGCTTGGCGGCGTTGTCTTTGAAGGCTAGTGGGTCCATGGTCAGCCCCCGGCCAGCTTGGTGCGCAGCTCGTAGCCCAGCAGCGGCCAGATCTTGGCCTCGGCGTTGCGCCGGGCGATCTTGCGGCCCAGCTCGGCGTCGAAGTTCTCGGGGCTGGCACAGGCCGACTCGCCCGTGACGGTGAAGCCGTTGCGCAGCACCAGGACGCAGAAGGTCAGGAGATGCAGTGGCGAATCCTTGGGAACGTCGGCGGGCCAAAGCTCGGACTCGCGGGCGCCGTCCGCCGCAGTGAAGTAGTGTTCGCTGGCGATGACGGCTTGCAGCGCGTCCGGCGTTACGCGCGGGGCGGTCAGGCCCTTGGCCTGGATCTCTTGCTCGATGGCTTGGTCGGTACTCATGAGGTTCTCCTACAGTTGTGAATGCAGCCGCGCTTCTTCTTCGGCGTCACGGCATGCGTCGATGTGCTGTGCGAGGTCTCGCACATGCACGAGGTACGGCGCCTTCTGGCTGTCTCGTACACGGAAAGCGGGGAAGGGGAGTAGCTTGAGCCCCGCCCGCTTGTTTGCGTTCTCGGCGTTGAGGCCGAGGTACTGGTCACAGATGCGCGCCAGCTCCACGGTGGGGCTGCGATACACCGCGAGCAGCATGATCTCCGTGGGGGTCATTTCTTCTTGCCGTACATCTCAGGTTGGCGCTCACGCCACGCACGGTTCTCGCTGCGGTCCACGACGCGCAAGTTCGACTTGGCGTTGGTGCCTCCCTTGTCGAGGGGCTTCTTGTGGTCCACGTCCTTGCCGTCACCGACCTTGGCCGTGCCCTCGCGGATGGCCTCGCGCCGGGCGGCGTTGTTCTTGACGCGCTTGGCCACGTTCTCGGGCCGGGCGTTGTATTCCTTCTGGAAGGCCAGCTTGGCCTTACTCGACTTGGTCATTCCCGCTCCTTACTCTCTAACACGTCAAGTTGCGCAACGTCATCGACGACGATGGCGGCGCCCCCAGCCTTGTGGATGGCGGCGATCTGGTGGTCCTGGTTGGCCGAGGTGTTAGCTCGCTTGCCGGGGGCCTTCGCCTCGATGGCCACGAACTTACCCGCCATGCAGCACACGAAGTCCGGGATGCCGGTGACCCCCATGCCGTTCTGGACAGGCATGTAGAACCAGACGCCCCGGTCTCGCAACCACTTCTTGATGTCGTCCTTGACCTTGCCCTCAGGGGTCCGTGCCATGTACCGAGTCCTTCAACAGGTCGCCCTGGTGCTTGCGGATTTCCTCGACCACGGTGTCGATCTCGTCCAGCGTGGAGATCAGCCGACTCACCAGCGCCAGCTCACGCTCAGTGGCCAGAGGATCGGTGGTCACCTGTTGGATCAACTCGTCGGTGGTGAGGTGCGTGTGTGTTGCCATTACCTTTTCCCTGAGAACTCGCAGATGTTGTTGGGCACCGGGCACCAGTTCTTGCAGAGGCCCGATGGTTTGGGAGGGAAGTCGTCGTACTTCATAGCGTTGTCCAGCCGCTCGACACGGATGCGGAACTCGGCCCAGATTTGCGGCGCCTGCTCCCGGGTGAAAGTCTCGCGGTCTAACTTGTCATGCGCAAGCCAAACGTAGCCCGTGTGGACCTTCTCGATGTGCGGACGCAGCGCGAAGGTCGCCGCCGCGAACAACTTGAGCTGGTCGCCGTCGGTCTTGGGCTTGCCCGTCTTCCAGTCCAGCACGATGGCCGTCTTGGGCTGCACGACCTGGAGGTCCAGCACGCCGCGCACCCAGCAGTCCTTGCCGAAGAACGTCGTCGGCTGGAGGTCGGTGTTGAGGGCGAACTTGGTCTCGAAGACCTTCTCCCCCGGCGCCTTGAGCACAGTGTCCACCAGTGGGCGGTAGGACTCGTACTTGGGCGGGATGGGGGTGCGGTCTCGACCGTACAGCTCCAAGGCCTTGTGGACCTCGTTGCCGTGCATGGTGGCCTCGGTCTGGGGCTCCTTGACCTGCTTGTACACGCGCACCACGGCGTAGCGGCGCGGGCAGGTCTCGAAGGCCTGGAGGCTGGAGTAGGACCACGCGGTCACTGAGCCTCCATGCCGGGGATCTGGTAGCCGCGCAGGCCGGCGCCATAGGAGTTGTGCTGCGCGTTGTTCATGGCGCGGCGAGCCTGCTCGGCGTAGTCTGCGGCACGACGTTTTTCCTGACCATCCCGCTGGCGCAGCATGAGGTCCAGCCGGGCCAGCGCGTTCCACGCGGCGTGAGCGGCGTGCGCGATGCCGGTGTCGGGGTCGGCCCACTCGCCCGTGGCCTCCTTGAGGAGGTGGCGGTGCATGGCGTCGGTGTACCGGGCGATGCCGCCGGGCACTTCCATCCAGCCGTTGTCGGTGTACTTGGTGGCGCCGTAGGTGCCCACATCCACCACGGCGGCCAGGGAGCGCGCGAACCCTCCCAGCACCAGTCCAGGGCGCGGCTTGCCTGCGTCGAGCTTGGCACCGGGGGCGTGCGGGTCCCTGCCGCTGGGGTCTTTCTCAGTCTGACCGGCTAACGTGTCGGTTGGCATGAATCTAACTCCTGTTGTACGATGGCTACGCACCGGTCTCTCCACCCGGTGTGTTGGTTGGGTTGCAACGGTCTGCCCCGGGTCTCACGGCCCGGGGCCTTTTTTCATCGGGTGAGGATCTTGAGTTTGGCCTCGGCCTCGGCTTGATCCAGCGACTCGTCCACCCAAGTCCAGAACTGCGCCCGCACGGTGTCGAGCACGTCCTTGGGTAGATTCTGCCCTTGGGCCGCCCTGACAGCGGCAATTCTTCGGTCCAGCTCGGCCTTCCACTTGGCGGCCTGGGCGTCCATGAAGTCCAGCCTGGACCGCCCGATGAGCCGGTCCTTGCCTCGCGTCATGTTCTCGATCTCAGCGGCCCGCCTCTGCCGCTGGCGCTTCTGGTACATGAACTCCCTCATGTACGCAGACTTGTCGAACTTGTCGTCTTTGGGCGGCGCGAGGGGAGGGAGCCCCGCCTCGGCGCGCTTGGCGTCCACCAACGACATGTAGTGGGTGAACTTGTCGGCGTCGGCGCGTGCCACAGTGAGCAGCGGGTTGAGCACCTCGGCGTCACCACTCATCATTACCGGGTGGACCGTCTTGAGGGCGGCCACGGTCGTCAAGGTGCTGAACAGGTGCGGCGCGTCATCGCTCTGTATGAGCATGTTGAGCGCCGCCAGCAGGGCTTGCTTATCGTTCATGGTGGGTGGGTCCTGTTATATGGTGGCATATTAACCATCAGATGTAAACGGGTTTGTTACTTGGCGTCGCCGTACCGGTCGGCGAGGTCGCCCTCGCTGGCCAGCACGAGCTGCGGCCACCACGCGGGTGGCTGCTGCATGACGCGTCCCAGGTGCTCCAGCAGTTCGGGAGCCTCGTCTTCCTTCCACACGTAGACGCCTTCGTCGTACACCTTGAGCGCGGGTCGCTTACCCGTCTCCTTCCAGAACTGGAAGATGTGCCCGAAGATCACGTCACGCGCCAGGGCCTGCACGATGTTCTCGTCCACCTTGCCGCCGTAGATGAAGCTGTAGTGGCGGCCTTGGCCGTACACCCAGGCGAGCTGCTTCTTCTCGATGAGCGCGCCGTCGGCATCCTCCTCGTAGCGGGTCACCCACTCCTGGCGCAGGTCGGGGTAACGGATGAGCCGCCCCGACGGGAGCCGCAGCCCTGCCTTGCAGGTGGTCACCATGCCCCACGGGTCGACCGCCTCCTCACGCCCCTCGGCGATGGCGTACAGCGCCGCGTCGCACTTGGCCCAGCCCCCGGTGTCGCGGTCAGCGATCTCGGGGTAGCGCCCGCGCCACGCCTGCACCCCGGTCACGGCTTCGTCCATGGTCAGGCGCAGGCCGTACTGGATACGCGCCTGGGTGCGCAGCGTCTTGGCCCCGACCTGGAAGCCGCAGGACAGCTCCAGTACCTTGCCAAGCTGGCGACGGGGGTCCTCCTTGGTCACGGTGCCGGGCGGCAACCCGTAGTAGGCGTCCGCCGTGCCGACGTACAGGTCGGCCAGGGGGTCAGCCGCCCACATGTCCATCGACCGCTTGACCTTCCACAGGGTGTGGTTGACCCGCAGTTCGATGCCCGAGAGGTCGCGCACGCCGATCTTGTGGCCGGGCGGCGCGATGACGCCCTTGCGCATGGCGTCCTTGTGGGACGGCGTCTTCTTGATGCGCGGCAGGTTGAGCATGTTGTACACGAACCCGCTGTCGCGCCCCGTGGTGTCAGCGCCGCAGTAGTGGACCGGCACGGGGAGGAACCCGACCGCCTTGTGTGTAGCGAGGAACGACTCCAGTCGGGTCTCGGTCTGGGTGGACTTGGCGGCAAGCCGAGCCCGCGCAGCGGCGGCCACGACCTCGTCCTCGTGCTCCAGCAGTTCCTGCATGGGCTCGTCGCCTTTGGCGATGGCGGGGATGTACTTCGTCGGGTCGGTCTTGCTGCGCTTCATGGGCACGTCGACCCCGGCGCGCTTGAGAAGCCCGGAGAAACGCGCGGCAGACTGCATTTCGTCCATCACGAACGCGGCGACGGCGTCGGGATCGTCCCAGTCGACCGCAGTCCGTGCGTAGGTGTCGCAGGTGCCTCGCAGATGCGAGGCCACCTTGAGCAGGGCGCGGAGCTTGTGGTCCCGCTCCACAGTCAAGGCCGCCTCGATCATGGCGGCGTCCAGGCGCAGCTTGGGCTGGACGAGCATGCGGATGTTGCAGTCGATGTGCCACAGCTCCTCCAGGTTGAAGTGCGGCAGCAGCGCGTAGAACACCTCCGCGCACTGGCTGGTGTCGTCCACGTTGTAGACGCGCATGTCGGCCAGCTCCTGGGCGGTGAAGTCCGCCAGCCGCTTGCCCTTGGTCTGGTGCAGGACGGCGGCGTTCTTGGTGCCGATGCCGTAGTGCTGGACGAGCTTGCCCAGCCCGAGGCCCACGTCCTTGGCGTGGACGGGCCGGGCCATGGCCAGGGTGCACCCCCACATCGCGGGCTTCACCCTCAGACGCCACGCGAAGATCATGGCGTCGAACGCCGACATGTTGTGGGCGATGAACATGGCCGAGTTGAGCTGGAGGTCGTCGCACGCTCGCTGCACCTCGTCCTGCCCGAACACGCAGAAGGGCTTGCCGCCGCGCCCCTCCTGGAACGAGCACGAGATGATCTCGGTCTTGGGGCTGGCGCAGTACAAGATGGGGCTCATCTTGGACAGGCTGTGTTCCTGGTCCCAGTAGGTCTCCAGGTCGCCGAACACTTGTCGGATTGACATGTTAGACGAGCCCCGCCTTGGCAGCGAGCACGGACGCCTCGCCGATGGAGCCCACGCCGAGGATCTGGTACACGCGCTGGCGGCGGCTCTCCGCCGCGCGCACGCTGATCTTCCCGATGTCGGCGATCTCCTGCGTGGTGAAGCCCTTGGCGGTCAGCTCCAAGGTCTCGCGCTGCTCTGGCGTGAGGCTGTCCACGAGGCGCTGGAGTTCAGGGTCGATGCGCGACCACCCGAGCGCCTTGAGCTGCGCCTGGACGATCTTGTCGCCCGTGTCGGCCACCCAGGTGCTGATGTGGTCCTGGGCGCTGAACAGCGAGTAGCCCACGTAGCCGGGCATGGAGCTTGGCTTGATGGTGAAGTCGATCTGCGTCACGCAGCCTCCTTGTCGATGGTTGTGAATCGGATGCAGCCCCCGCCCTCGGCACGCTCGAACATGCCCGCACCGGCAGTCACCAGCGCGAGCTGCTTGAGCCGCTTGCGTGCCCGGTAGCGGGCGGTCTTCTCGGTGCCGGTCATGCTGGGGCGCTTCTTGTCCCGCTTGCCAGCTCCCAGCTTGTAGACCTTGAGCGTGGCGTAGCCTCGGTCGTCCGGGTGCCAATCGCAGATGTAGGCCGCACCCGCCCGGTGGAGTTCGCGGGTGTACTGGAGCACGGTCACGTAGTGCAACCCGGTCTCCTCGGCCAGCTCGCGGCAGTCGAGTTCGCCGTCCAGCAAGAGCCGCATGAGCCGGGCCTGGGTGATGGCGTTGATCTTGCGGAGTTCCTTGCGGCGTGGCGGGGTTGGACGGTCAGCCATTGCCGCCCCCCTTGGTAGCGGTTCCGCACCGCGTCGCCTCGGTGTTGTGCTTGTAGATGGCGACGCCACCGACTGCACCGATCACGAGAACCGCGCAAAGAACCCAGAGCCCGATGATGAAATTGCAGACGCTGTTCAACTTCTTCACCATGGCTATCGCATTTTCCAGGCGGTCATCCGGCATTGCCGCTCTCCTTTCGCTTCGCGGCAGCGAAGCATTTGTAGTGCGCGATGCCAAACACAGACTGCGTTTCGTTCGTCGGCACCTTGCAGAAACAACACGGGCGCGTCGGGATTGGTGGGCTAGTCATTTGCTGGCCTCCTTTCCTTGGCCGATGCCGTAGTGCTGCTCGGCAAAGCGCACGCCGTCTTTGAAGCCCCATCTCTCAGCAGTACCGTAAAGATTGGCGGGGCGCTGCAAGTCGATCTGTTCGTCCGTCAGCGGATGCGGCGCGGGTGCTGGCGTGGCAATGTCAGCCTGCGCCTGCGCGATGACGGCCCGGCCTTCTTGCGTCGATTCGAGCGCGGTGCGGCGGTCGGGCACGGGGCGCTCGGCGGGTGCTGGCGTGGCGGCCCGGTCCTTGCGGGCTTTTTCAAGTGCTGCGCGTGTGTCGAATTTGCTGGCAATCTCCTGCGCCTCTTTTGCGCGCAGTCGGTCTACCAGCAGCGCGGGTGCTGGCGTGGCGGCCTTTGGCACCGCGTAGAGTGGCGTGCTGCGCGGCAAGTTGTGGTATTCCTCGGTTTCCGATGGATCGTGCCGCATTAGCTTCCCGTCCGGCGTGAGCCAAGCAACCGGCTCGGCGGGTGCTGGCGTGGCCCCAAGCTGCACTGTCACGCACGGCGACGGGTTGAAAGGCTCGGCTGCTGTTTGACGGTGGGAGGGTGCTGGCGTGGCGGCCTGTGCCACGTGAGCGGCGAGTGCTTTTGCGTAGCCTCCCCGGCGAGATTCCCATTCGGTTTTTGAGTCGTTCAACACCGTGTCGTTGTAGGTTTCAGGCGCGTTGAAGCCGTCATAGAACGCCGACTCAACCACATCCATTGCGTTTGTCACCGGCTCGGCCTGTGCCTGCTCATAGGCGGCGAGGGCTGCGCGGAGCAATGCCGGGGCAAACAGTTCGCATATCGCAGTTGGCCCACCGTCCCCGCTGTGCTTGGCGTAAATGCCGTCGATCTCGTCTTGCGTCAGCGGCAACGCCTCCGCCAGCTTTGCCGTTACGTCAGTAGTCAGCACGGCACCCCTCCTTGATTGCTTTGACCGGGCGAACGCTCATGGTTCGGGCTTGCGTCCCGCACTCGCTCACAACCTCGTCCCAGTCGTTGTATTTGGTGGCCTGTGGGCCTGCGGGCACGGCGGCGAGGCACGCCTGAAAAAGCTCGGCCCGGGCGCATTGGTCGTAGGCTTCGGTTCGCTTGGCGACTTCCTGTTGGCGGTCGTCGCAGCCTGCAAGCGCAACAGCGCAAGCCAAGGCGGCCAGCTTTGCCGTTACGTCAGCCATGTTGTTTCTCCTTCATTGCTGCGTCAAAGGCTGCGCGTACTTCTTCAAGCGCGGGCACTTCGCCATGAATCATGCGAATCTGGATATTCACCAGCGCGTCACTGTCTGTTTTTGCGCCGCTGTATTGCCACCGATACCGCTCCGCATCCTTGCGTAGTGCCTCGTTCTCGTAGTGGAGACGGCGAAGTTCGGATGAGGCGTGGTCAAGGTCGTAGCTGGAAATCTGAATGCGAACGATCCCCTCCAAATCGACATTTGCTGTTGCGGTTTCGATTCGGTCGGCCAGTGCCAGTGCGTCAGGCTTGCTCATCACTTGCTCCACAGCTTGTACTTGTCACGGCAGGGCGCGCAGGCCCCGTCCACCAGACGCATCGAGTGCTCCCCGCAGAAGTCGCACTCGCCGGGTTTCCCCGGCTCCAGGACAGCCTTGGCGCGGATGGCCGCCACCTTGGCGTCGGCGGCGAGTTGCGTGCGCTCGGCAGCGATGTCGAGGGAATCTCCGGCGGCGTCGCTCACAGCAGTCCTTTCAGGTAGTCGAGGAGGGGGAGGATGAACTCTTTGATGCAGACCGCCGTGGCCACGGAGACGAGCAGCCCACACACGACCCACACCCACACGGGTGGGGGCTCGGGGTACGAGGCGTCGCTGTTGTGTTGCTTGAAGCCGCTGAACTGGAAGTCCGCGTCGAAGTGGCGCGAGTCCACGTTGCCGCCGCGACGACGGCGCTGGTACTTGGTGACCATCACTCCACCCGCAACATCTGGACGTTGATCTTCAAGCCGCCTTCCGCAGCCTCCGTGGCGAGCACCCATTTGTCGCGGCCCCAGTTCTTGTTGGCCCAGGCGCGCAAGGTGTCGACGAAGTGGCTGGCGTAGTCGCCGCCTTCCACGGTGCGGCTGTAGATGTCACCGGGCTTCATCACGGCAAACTCGTGGTTGTAGCCCGTGTCCCGCACGAAGTTGTAGACCACCTCGCGGGTGCGAGGTGCGTTGGCGCGCCGCGTCTTGGACTTGGCGACCCGGTCGGCCAGGGGGCCGTGCACCTCGCCGTCGATGACGACGGCGAACTCGGCGCCGATGCTGGCGGCCAGGGTGGTGATGCGGTTCAGGACTGCTTGATGGATGGCTTGCATGGTGTGAATGGGTTAGTTGGTTGCAGGTTTCTCGGTCAGCTCACGGTCACGTTCTTCGTCGTACAGGCGGTCGCCCTCCTGCATGACGAGGTCGTCGATCTCCTCGGGGTCAAGCCCGAGGTATCGCAGATGGTCTTCGTACTGGCGCAGGTTCACGGCAGCACCCCGAGCCACGCAGCGCCTGCCGCAAGGAGGGCGATGGCAGCCGCGATGCGGCAGAACATCCCCGTCCAGGTGACGTGGTCGTCGTGGTAGTCGTGGCTGATGTACCCGGGCACGAACTGGCACTCCGCAAGGGAGCGCGGTGTCTGAAGGTGCGATGGTTTCATAGTCTCACGCGTTAGAACAAGAGGATTCGAGCGTCGGCGTACTTCTTCTCCAGGCGGGTGCGCAGGCCGTCCACCAACCCGGCCAGTCGGCGGGGGTCGGAGTTGTCCAGGTTGTCGGCGCGCTTGACGCCAAGGGCGATGCCGCCGCGCTTGACCACGCGGGCGATGTACTCCAGGTACGTCTCCTGGGGCTTGTGCGTCAGGGCGTCGATGTCGGCAGCGATCTCGTCACCGAACACCTGCTGGATGGTCTCCAGCGTGATGGCCGGGCAGTCCTCGACGGCGTCGTGGAGCAGCGCCACGATCATGGCCCGGTCCCCGAGGTGAGCCACCGAGGCGGTGACCCGCAGGGCATGGGCCAGCAGCGGCATGCCGCCGTAGTCCTTGAGCCCGTGGTACGCCTGATGGGCGATGGCCAGGGCAGTTGTCAGTTGATGCACGCTCACGTTTTCTCCTTGGCGGGGTCACCACTCATCGTTTCTTGGTACTGGCCGGGATCGAAGGGGATCTCCCGGCTTTCGAGCTGGCGCACCGTCTTGACCTGGATGCCCGGTGGCCAGTGGTTGTTGGACGCCATGTGGGCAACAGCGTCGCGCGCTGCTGCCTCGTCCTTGGCCTGCA